ACGATCTATAAATTAACCCAAGCTGGCCATGATGTTACCATTGCCTCTATGTGTATGGGTGATAGGCCAGGTGCTGAAGAAGTAATGGATGATCGCATTGATGCTTTCGAAAAGAGTTGCAATGCTCTTGGTGCTAAGTTCGTTATGTTCGGTGGATATGATCTCCATTTAGAATATCATGAAACATTAAGACATATTGAGACTTTAGTTAATGAATTAGAACCTCAAGTAATATATACCCATAATATATCTGATATTCATAAGGATCATAGGTTAGTCGCTGAATGTACATTAGTTGCTACTCGACCTAAACCTGAATCATCAGTAAAAGAATTATATATGTGTGAAATGCCTTCTGCTACTGATTGGGCATTTGGTCAATTTGGTGAGGTGTTTACCCCTAACGTATATAAAGATGTATCAATGGAGATATATAAGAAGCAACAAGTAATGGGATATTATGCAACAGAAACGTATATGTACCCTGATGCTAGATCTATCGAATCAATGGAGAGTCTTGCTATGTATAGAGGTAAACAAGTTGGTATACATAGAGCAGAAGCATTTAAGCAGGTATATCGACTCGACTAGAACCATAAAAATCTGTGAATCCATATGGTTTAAGGGTAGCTTTATAAACACCATTCAACTCTTCATTATATGGAAAGCAGTATTTGGTAGGAGTAATATCTAGTCTATCACCAAACCATTCCATCATTAACTTTGTATCTCTTTGTATATGATATACTTGATGTTTAAGATCCGGTAACTTCCATATCTTTGTATGATAATAAGAGTGGGCTCCAATATCTATGCCTTCATTAATTAGCTTTTTGATATGATGAACTCCCATACACTTTTGCCCAATATCATTAACACCATTATCAATAAAGGATGGACATATAAAGTATATTTTATCGTTAGGTAGATTCCTGCCAAATACATACTGACTATATAATCCATCATCAAAGGTAGCTATCCCATCAGATGGGATTTTTGTCTTCATATTCATTTCGTGAATCATTAGCATCATATCATTTCCCTATATCCAGCCTTTCCCAGCAGCATACTTATTATACAACATTTTTAGTAAAAAGTCAACAGTTTTTATAAATACTTTCATGAGGTATTTATTATTACTAATGATTACTGTTGTGTTAAGTGGATGTGGGTTAAACTCAATAAAGCCAAGTAATGCAATCAAAACAGGAGCTACAACGGCCGTTACCTATGCTGTTGCTGGTCCTATTCCTGCTGCATTAAATCTGGCAACATCTGTTGCTGTAGATGAAGTGATGCCAGAAGAAGACACATCATGTAAAGTTGAGAAAGGTAACATCGAGCAGATGTGGTCCTGTCTATTTGAAGAAACTAAAGAGTTAATTCTATACAGTGTAATAGCATTCCTTGCATTCACCACTGTTATTGCTCCTTGGGCTGCTCAAAGAAGAGCTCGTAGAAAACGTAAGTACGACCAGTACAAATACGAAGCGAAGCTCGCAAGGGAACAGAATGCGGAGAATAAAAATGAATGAATTACTAATACAATATTGGCAGTTTGCTGCCGTTGCAGCTCTAATCGCCCTAGCATGGGCATTGGTTAGCTTAATACCAAACACAGAATCTAATATTAAAATCAAATGGAAAGAGATGCCTTGTATGAAGCCTATCTCTATTCCTACTAAAGGTAAAGGATTTTGGAGTGGTGTATGGACTTGGATTATGGTTACACGTACTTGGGAAATCACAAAGGATTGGAGATATGAACTTAATGGTGTTAAGTATGTAATACCAAAAGGTATGGTATTTGATGGAGCATCTGTTCCTAAGTTCTTTAGATCTTGGTTATCTCCTATGGGTGTATTATTGATTGGAGGCCTTGTGCACGATTTTGGATATAAATACAGTGCATTACTTAAAGGTAATAAGAAATCAGCTGAAGTACATAATCAAAAAGAATTAGATCAAATCTTTAGAGATATCAATATTGATGTTAACGGCTTTAGAGTATTAAATTATGTAGCATATTATGCGTTGAGACTTGGAGGTTTTATAGCTTGGAACGGTCATAGAAAAAATGGATTAGACTGGAAGAAATCAATGTGATGGAAGCATCACTGATGCCGTTTATTAATGGTGTGTTACAAATGGCTACGTGTGATTGGGCACCATATTTATGTTGTTGTTAGGAGAATAAAATGAAAGAAGCAATCAATATAAGTCAGTTATCATTACAGGTTGGTGAATTAATTAATCCATTTGTAACATTGATGGCTGTAGTAATAATTGGTTTATTAATTAAAGATATTGCTGGCCATATAGCTAATGGCTTGTCATTTAAATATTTTGGTCCCTTTAAAGAAGGCGATAAAGTTATGTTAGATGGCGAAAAGGCTGTGATTGTTAAGATTGGTTTAACAACATCAGTGTTTGGTTGTGATGATCCGGAACGTAAACGATATTTGTGGAGATATATCCCAAACGATAGAATAGGAACTTTGAAATTATCTAGAGTAATAAGTGAAACTGAAAGAAAAATATGAATCGATGTTATTTTGCAAATTGTAAAAAGATATAAATAATCTATAATAAACTAAAAAAAGGTGTCCAGTATGGAACATAAAGTAGCATCATTGGAGACACAAATTGCTCTTATGCAAAGTGATATTGATATTATAAAGGGTAAACATCCTGAATTACCTAAATGGTTAAAGACTTCAGCTATTGCTATTCTAATTGCTATGTTTGGTCAAATCATGACAAGTGTGTGGTGGGCTTCTTCTATTACTACTACGGTAACACATATGGATAAAGAAGTACAGCAAAATACTGAGTTTAGATTAGACTGGCCTAATTTGCATCAAGAAGTGGTAGTGGGATTAACTGAAATTAAGACGCAGTATAGAGCGGTTGATGAAAAGTTACAAGACATTAAATCAAAAATGAAATTCGTCGGTAGAAACGGCAAGGAAAATTAAATATGAAAACGTTACAGCAGATCAGAGAAGCTTCAGGAGGTAAAGAAAAATATCAGAAGTTTGTTAATGCAATGCTTAAGAAGTTTGGTGTTAAGTCGCCTGCTGAACTTGAAGGGGATAAAAAGAAGAAATTCTATGATGCATTAGATGCTGGATGGGATGGAGATAATGAAGAACCTGAAAAAGGTGATGTAAAAGAAGCTGTCTCAGTTGATATGAGAACTAAGGGCTTTAAGGAAGCTATGAAGAGAGCAGCTGCTCGTAAAGAGAATTATAAAAAGAAAAAGAAAAAGAAAGATGATCTCTTAGATGATGCAAATAAGGCCCTTACAGGTAAGAATGAGGATATGTCAGCAGTTGGTTCAGATGCTACTGGTCCTATTGACATGCCTGATAAACCTCTAAAGAAACTTAAAAGATCTAAAGACAAATGAATACATTTAAATATATGATTGAAGCGAAAGCTTCATTAGACCCCAGTAGTAAAGATCCTAAAGATCCGTTGGTAAACATCCCTGGATATGGTGGTATGCTATTGAGTCAAATCAAACGAAGCGTTGTTGGTAAACTTGAAGATATGTACAAGAAAGCCAAACGTGATAATTTTAATATTGCTGATTATGCAGTAGTTCAACAACAAGGCATGTTGAAGGAAATGATTGAAGCTATTCAAGAAGCTGAAGCTCTTATGTCCAAGCCTGCGTGGAAACGCAAGATTACTGCTGCTAAATAATATGAAATGCCAGCAGCAGCAAGAATAGGTGATACAAACTCAGTACATGAATGTGGAGTAGTTCCTACTGCAAGTTCTGGTTCATCTAACGTATTCATAAACGGTATCCCTGCTCATAGAGTGGGTGATTCCAACACAGCACATCCATTTGCACCTCCCCCTGTAGGATGTCCAACTCACGTCACTACAGTATCATCTGGTTCCCCTAATGTATTTGTAAATGGCCAAGCCCTTGCTAGAGTAGGGGATCCATATACGTGTGGAATTACGGTTACCTCTGGTTCCCCTAATGTATTTGCTAATGATGCATATACAGCAACAGAAACCGACTATCCTAAAATGACTCACCAAGCAATTGATCGTTTCAGTGTACTCGAAATGATCGCTACTTTGTTATTTGGTTCTATGGCTCATGCTGACCCAATAGATCATTTGGATGAAGAAGACTTCAAGAGTATATTTGTTGAAAAGGATAAATCAAAGTATTACTCCACTGAGGCCTTCTATGAAGCAGCAGATGAAGTTAGAAAGAATATGGATGATACCACCGAAGCTGTTAATATGTTTAGGGGCGGTGAAGGGTATAATGCTAAAGGTAAGCTATTAACCCATGATGAATTCATGAATAGTTATGGGGAAGAAATTCGCAACTATGGTAAGTTAAGAGATGAATATGAATTTCTACACGAAAAGACTAAGGTGTTCTACACAGATCCAGAAATTGGTAGAAGGATGAAGTTTGACTTCGATCAGTTAACTCCTGATGAGATTGATCGGTTTAATGAGCTAGCTTTCCATGTTGAAGATATAGAACAAGAGTTGGTAGATAATATCCACCATAAAAACATAGCTGATGTTCTTTGGAAGCACTCTTCTGTTAAGATAGACAAGCCTATGTTTATCAAAAGAGAGTTTGACAAATATGCTAATGAATTCTATGATAAAGAATTCGTTCCACCAAAACCAGGTTCTACCTATTCTGCAACAGTAGTCGATATCGAAGAGGTTAATTATACATCAGCTAAGATGGAAAGTAGAGCTACTCAATACTGGTTGCTTCCAAAAGGAACACGAATCGTTCATACTGCAGGTCTTGCTGATCATCATGAAGTTCTTGTAATAGGAGATGATTTATTAAACACAAGATTATTGTTTAGTGGATCAACTCTCCAGCATGTAAAGATGGCTATAGATGAGAAAGGATTTATAGATAAAGAACTGTATAACGAACTCTTGGAAGAATATAAGGCAAGAAATGATGGTAAGAATCCTCCTAAATGGTGGATGGATATGGTTGAGGATTTAGATAACATCATTGAATCTGCGGAAACAGGAAAGATTAGGAATTGGAGAGCACAACTTCTAATTGCGGTATTAACTGGTACAGGATCATGGTTTGCTGATACAGATGAATATTGGGATATATTCAATAGTAAGGATATGGCTGATTATCAAAACAAACTTACTAACTACTATGGATTCTCTACTGGCGAGTTCATAGGAGTAAACAATCCTAATATATCAATGGAAGATAAGTTAAACGGCCTAGCTATTACAACTGTTGTTCAAGGACTTGACATTGCAGGAACAAGTGTTGTTGCTACTCTTGGAGCTGCAGAAAAGGTAGTATGGAAAGAATTGAAAGAAGGTTGGATGTATATTATGGAAGAGGTAGATAATATGTTAGAAGAAGGGGATGCGATGATTGAAGAATTGTTGACTCCTCCAGATGGGTGGTATTGATGTCTAATTGGTTCACCAATCTATTCAACACGCCTACTGTTAATAGGATTCAACCTCCTATTCCTGTAAACACTTGTACTGGGTCATCCAACTACCAAAAATACGCAGGCCAAGTGTTTGGTAATTGGACTCGTATGGGAATTCGTTTAGTATATGATTCTCTATCACGAAGAAACCTATCACAACTATTGTCGGGACCTTGTTACTTTGATCAAAAGTTATTTAGATATCATACATTTGAATCTAATGTATTATGGTATCTTGGTTGTCTCGTAGATGCAGAAAATAAATCATGGAATCCAAAACAGAAAGGACATTCTAGTTCAACACAAGCATATGGTTATTTCCAGGTAATTAGTGAAGATGTATTGAGAAGTGCTATCACTACATTTGGCAATGAAGTCACTAAGTGGAATAATGAAAAGAATAGAACATGGATTGAGAATCCATTCTTTGCGAAGTCTATAGTGTTACCTCAATGGTATCATGATATGTGGGATGATATAAACAACCCAAACTTGACTCACTATGATATCATTGATAAGTGGCCGGCAGATATCATATGTTGCATTCTCTTATGTACAATGCTCTCACAAGGAAAGGATTGTGATTGGGTAGAGTTATATAATGGTTCTGTTGATGCAGCTAAGTTGCTATATTATAGGGGCCATCATGCAGATAGAACATACAGGCAACGTTCTAATAAAGACCTCCTAGCTGGCATAGGTGTTAATCCTAGTGTATATTCAAATGTCAACAGTAATTTTATATGTAGAGGAAATAATACTCAAAATTTCATTCCATTAGTAGTTGACAAGAGACAAAGGTTAAAAGATCATCTTCATAGATTCTTCGCCCACTTCTTGATTGAAGGAGACTCCGCTTACGATAAATATGTAATGTGGAGTGCTGATGCAGTTGTATATAACAGCAGAAGTCAAGCAGAGGCAGATTTAAATGCATTGATTGATGCTGTATCTATTGCTGTTCCTGATGGAGCCATGATTCTTGAGTATCCAGAATTTTACTTGCCATTATCTGTAGGTAATCCAGACATTGTTTTAGCTACATCTATGAAAGTAACTAGTTCGAATGAGTTATATGGGTTCTATTCTCCAATAGGAGACTTTTTAACAATTGCAATGAAAGGTGATCCAATGAGGATAATGGCAACTGTTGTTCATGAGTATGGACATCATGCTAATAATGTTAGGGGAGTTGTATCTACAGCGAGCACATTTCTATCAGCTGTATTTGTTAGTGCAATTTTTGATTGGGACGATTGGTCTCCTATGGATCCAGAAACATTTGGTGTAGGAATGATGGCGTATAATCAGATTGGAGGATCTCATATAGCCTTAAATAGTTTATCCAATATAGGTAGTTACTCAATCGACTTTGTTAAGATTGACGAAGCTCTTGTTAGGATTAAAGCTAATGTAGCGATGTCTGATAAATATAAAACCCTTGACGACATATACAGGCCTAAACACCAACAAAAATTGTTTACTCCTAAAATGATTAATGAAATAAACAACTTTTGTTGGCCATCTTTAATAAAGAAAACTCCATAAATAGATTCATATAAATAAGTCTATATAATAGGAATAATTATGGCAAAAGCAACGAATAGAACAGAATTAATCGATCATTGTATGAGAGCCCTTGGTGCTCCTGTAATTGAAATCAATGTAGACGAAGATCAAGTAGAAGATAGAATTGATGATGCTCTTCAGTTTTATCAAGAGTATCATGATGATGCTATTGTAAGAAGCTACTATAAACATAAGTTAACTGCCAGTGACATCTCAAACAGTTACATTGCTATTCCTGATTCTATTACATCTGTTACTAAGCTATTGGATTTTGGTTCGGGTTCAGTAGAGAAGTTCTTTGATGTTGAATATCAAATGAGACTTCAAGATTTGTATACTTTTAATACTATGACTCGTAATCTACAGTTATATGAGCAGAGAACACAGCATCTTGCATTATTAGATCATAGAATTAACTCAACTGAATTATTAAGATTCAATCGTCATATGAATAGACTTCATATTGATGAAGGATTTGGGGATCTTCAAGTTGATGATTATATTGTAGTAGAAGGTTATGAGATTATCGATCCAAATACATATACTGATGTTTGGAATGATATGTTCTTAAAGAAATACGCTACTGCTCTAATCAAGAGGCAGTGGGGGCAAAATATGAGTAAGTTCGAAGGTATGCAATTACCTGGTGGAGTTACTATGAATGGTCTAGAAATCTTTAATCAGGGAAACGAGGAAGTAAAAGAGTTAGAAGAAGAAATGCAGTTAGCATGGCAAATGCCTGATGACTTTTTAATGGGTTAAATAATGGCTACTTCAGTATACTTCTCAGGTAATGTAAAATCAGAACAAGATTTGTATGAAGACTTAATTATTGAGTCTACTCAGATTCATGGGCAAGATATAGTTTATATTCCTAGACAAGAAATAACACAAGATGAGATTCTTAATGAGTCGTATTCTAAATTCACAGATTCTTATGTAGTTGAAATGTACATTGAGAATATGGATGGATTCGAAGGTGATGGGGATCTTCTATCTAAGTTTGGTTTAGAAATTAGAGACCAAGCAACGTTTATTGTTTCTAAACGTAGATGGGAAAAACAAATTAATAAATGGACTAATACAGGTCGACCTATGGAAGGTGATCTGCTATATCTTCCAATGTCTAATTCAATCTTTGAAATTAAGTTTGTTGAACATGAATTGCCGTTTTACCAATTACAGAATATTCCTGTATATAAATTACAAGCTGAATTATTTGAATATGGTGATGAAGAATTTGATACTGGTGTAGATGCTATTGATCGTATTGAAACACTTAATGCTACTTCATATTCTTATGGATTAACTAATGGTTCTGGTGATTATAGAATTGGTGAAACAGTTATTCAATGGACCGGAGAAAATGATATAGATACAGGTCTTCCAATTAATATTGAAGGGGAAGTTGCAGCTTGGGAAGATACTGGTTTAGGTGGTAACTTAACAGTTGTTTCTCATGTTACAACTGATGGTAACTTTAGAAAGTTCTATATTTCTGACGATCCTCTTAAACAAATTGTAGGTACTGAATCAAGCGCTACGTATGAATATAAGTACGTAAGGGACGATACTAATTATAATAGAGATACCTATGCAGACAATGATCAATTCGATTATGAAGCAGACGATATTATAGACTTTACAGAAACTAACCCATTTGGAATGCCGTAATGTTTGAAAATCATTTTTACAATTCAAGTACAAGAAGAATGGTTTCTGTATTCGGAAGCATTTTTAACGATATATCTGTTGTTAAAACAGATTCATCAGGTAAAGTTCTTCAAAAGATTCAGGTACCTTTAGCTTATGGACCACGTCAGAAATTCTTAAGCAGAGCTAAAGATTTAGATGATAGTAAGGTAGCTATTAAGTTGCCACGTTTATCATTTGAAATTACTGATATGAATTATGATGGTGCCGCACGTATTAATAAGACTAAGAAATTTGTAAAGGTAGATCCTCTTGATAAGAAACATGTAACGTCATTAGGAAGCCCTGCTGTATATAAAGTAGGATTTGAGCTTAACATTATGTCTAAGACTCAAGATGAAGCATTACAAATTCTTGAACAGATTCTTCCAATGTTTCAACCAGACTATACGGTGACTATTAAAGATATTCCTGAAATGGATATTACATCAGATGTTCCTATTGTATTAACCGCAGTTGGTCTTAATGATGAGTATGAAGGTGATTTTTTAAGTAGAAGAACTATTGTATATACTTTAACATTTGAAACTAGAATACGTTATTATAATGGTATTCAAGATAGAGGTGTTATTGAGAAGACTGAAGTATATTATAAAGATACAGATTCAAGAGAGAATATAGAAGTACAGAAAGTAGATGGAACAACATTACCTTATACGGAGACAATAGACTTTTTTAATTAAGGATATATTATATTATGAGTGATTTAGAAAAAGATTATGAACATATAAGAAAGTCTCTATATGATTTAAGTGATCAAGGTGAAGAGGCTATTGATTTAATGATGGAACTTGCAAGAGAGTCTGAACACCCTCGTGCCTTCGAAGTCTTAGGTCAACTAATCAAACAAAAAGCTGATATTAACGATAAGTTAATGAAGTTACATAAGTCCAATAAAGAAATTAAACATGTTGATGAACCTAAACAGCTAACTAATAACAACTTGTTTATTGGATCTACAACTGACTTACAAAGAATGCTACAAAATGATGAGAAAGTAATTGAGCACGAATGATAGTTACCTAGGCAATATTCAAATCAAGAGAGATGGGGTTGCTCAGGAGTGGACTAAAGAAGATATACTAGAATACCAGAGATGCATGGATGATCCTGTGTACTTCGCAGAGACCTATTGCAAGGTAATATCCCTTGATGATGGTTTAGTGCCATTCAAATTATATGATTATCAAAAGGAAATGTTTAAGCATTTCAATGATAATCGATTTTCAATTGTATTGGCTTGTAGACAAAGTGGTAAAAGTATCTCCACGGTAGCATATATTTTATGGTTTGCTATATTCCATCCAGAACAAACTATTGCTGTCCTTGCGAATAAAGGTGCTACTGCTAGAGAGATGCTATCTCGTATTGCATTGATGTTAGAGAATCTTCCATTTTTCTTACAACCAGGATGTAAAGCATTAAATAAAGGTTCTGTTGAATTTTCAAACAATTCTAGAATTATTGCTGCAGCAACAAGCGGCAGTTCCATTCGTGGTATGTCTATTAACCTATTGTACCTTGATGAGTTTGCCTTTGTAGAAAATGCTACTGAGTTTTATACTTCAACATATCCTGTAATATCAGCTGGTAAAAAGACAAAGGTTATTATTACATCTACAGCTAATGGATTAGGTAACATATATCAAAAGATCTATGAAGGAGCTGTTCAAGAAACCAATGAGTTTAAACCATTCAGAGTAGATTGGTGGGATGTACCAGGAAGAGATGAAGAATGGAAGAGGATGACTATTGCGAATACGTCTGAGTTACAGTTTGCTCAGGAATTCTCAAATGAATTCCATGGAACTGGCAATACTTTAATTAATGCAGAGACATTATTAGGGTTGAAGTCAGTCCCCCCGAAATCCATAAGAAACAACTGTAGAATATATGAAGATCCTATAGAGGGTCATAATTATCTAATGATGGTTGATGTCGCAAAAGGAAGAGGTATGGATTATTCTACATTTAATGTTATTGATGTTACATCTAAGCCATTTAAACAAGTGGCAGTATTCAGAGATAATATGATGAGTCCTTTATTATATCCCGATGTAATATACAAGTATGCTAATCACTATAACGAGTGTTATGTTGTAATTGAAAGTAATGACCAAGGTACTGTTGTGTGTAATGGATTGTATTATGACCTCGAATATGAAAATGTATTTGTAGAGAGTTATACTAAAGCTAATGCCATTGGGGTAACTATGACAAAGAAGATCAAGCGAATTGGTTGTTCTTCATTTAAAGATATTATAGAACAAGGCAAAATTGAAATAGTAGATCTCCATACTATACAAGAGATGTCTACTTTTGTTGCGAAGGGTAATAGTTACGAAGCGGATTATGGACAGCATGATGATTTAATAATGAATCTAGTAATGTTTGGTTATTTCTCTACAACTCCTTTCTTTGCAGAGGCTACAGACATTGATATGAAGGGAATGTTGTATGCAGAAAAGGTAAAACAGATTGAAGATGATCTAATTCCAATTGGATTCTTAGGTGAAGAGTCATTTAAACATCCTGAAGGACCTCAGTGGGAAGTCTGGAAAGGGTGATATTTATAAATAATAGTATTGAAAATAAACGTATTATGATAAAACTTATTAATTCTTGATTAGGAGAAAACAAAAATGGCATTTCTAGTATCACCTGGCGTACAGGTAAAAGAAATTGACCTAACTAATGTTGTTCCTGCTACTTCTGCCTCTATTGGCGCTATCGCTGGTTCGTTCCAGTGGGGTCCTGCTGATGAGATAATTACAGTTGGCACAGAAAAGCAATTAGTTGGGGTTTTTGGTCAGCCGAACGACGACACATTTAATACAGTGTTATCAGCTGCTCAATTTTTAAGCTATGGCAATTCATTAAGAGTTGTTAGAGCTGTAGGAAGCAATGCATTAAATTCAACAGCATCTGGTACAGGTGTTTCTGTTAATAATGATGGTGTTGCAGAAGGTTTAATTGGAACAGGAACTGAAACGATTGTAGCAAGATATCCTGGTTCAATTGGTAATAGTGTTGGTATTTCTATCTGCCCTGCAGATGGTGGTGTTGCATTTGCTACATGGCAATTTGCTGATTTATTTAATTCAGCTCCAAGTACTTCATCAAGTGCACCAAGCGCTATTAGTGATGAATTGCATGTTGTAGTATACGATAGTACAGGTGGTATTACAGGTACTGCTGGCACAGCATTGGAAACATATGATTATGTTTCACAAGCTTCTAATGCATTTAAAGCTGATGGTACTTCTAATTTTTGGGAAAATGTACTTAACAGCGGTTCAAATTGGGTAAGAGTATTGAATGCTCCTATTGAATTAAGTGATTCTGGTAAAACGTTTGAAGAAGTAGATTTAACTGGTGCTCCATTTGATACAACTATTGATGGTGCTGCTGATAATATCTATGATGTTAATACAACTGGTGGTGTTGATGATAATACATTAACTGTTGGTGATATTACTTCAGCATATGACATGTTCATTGATGCTGAAACAGTTGAAGTATCATTACTTATGAATGGTGATGTTAAAGCGGGAGCTGATGCAACTACTATTGCTAATAAGCTTATTGATATTGCAGATGCTCGTAAAGATTGTGTTGCATTTGTAAGTCCTCCAATTAGTGCTACAGTAAATAATAGTACTCCTGTTGTGGATATTAAGACTTGGAGAGATTCGCTAACTTCATCTTCTTATGCATTCGCTGATTCTGGTGCATTGTATGTTTACGATAAGTACAACGATAAGTACAGATGGTTACCTGCTTCTGGTTCTATGGCTGGTCTTTCTGCAAATGCTGATAATGTAGCAGATGCATGGTTTAGTCCTGCTGGTACGACTAGAGGTAATATTAGAAATGTTACTAAATTAGCATTTAATCCTAAACAAGTAGATAGAGATGATCTATATAAAGTTGGTGTTAATCCAATTGTTGCTTTCCCTGGACAAGGAACACTTTTATATGGTGATAAGACTCTACAATTTAAATCTTCAGCATTTGATAGAATCAATGTTCGTAGATTGTTCATTACTCTTGAAAAGGCTGTTTCAAAAGCTTCTAAAGCTTCTTTATTTGAATTCAATGATGAGTTCACTAGAGCACAATTTAGAAACATGACAGAACCTTTCTTAAGAGATATTAAAGGACGTAGAGGTATTACAGACTTTAAAGTAGTTTGTGATGATACAAATAATACTGGAGACGTAATCGATACTAATCGTTTTGTTGCAGATATTTACATCAAGCCTGCTCGTTCTATTAACTTTATAACATTAAACTTTGTTGCTACCAGAACTGGTGTTGAGTTTAGTGAAATTGCAGGAGGTAATTAATCATGGCGATCCTAGGAGTCGACGACTTTAAAGCAAAACTAACAGGTGGTGGTGCTCGTTCTAACTTATTCAAGGCAACTCTTGGTTTCCCTGGATATGTTACTGCTGATGTAGAAACTGCTTCGTTTATGGTTAAGGCTGCTCAATTACCAAGTTCAGTAATTAATCCTATCATGGTTCCTTTCCGTGGTAGACAATTACAGATTGCTGGTGATAGAACATTTGAACCATGGACTATTACAGTTATTAACGATACTAATTTTGATGTTCGTGATTCATTCGAGCAGTGGATGAATGGTATTAATCAGCATAATGCTAATACTGGTCTTACTAATCCTTCTGATTATATGTCAGATATGATTATTGAGCAACTAGATAAAGACGGCACATCTGTTAAGTCGTACAACATTCGTGGTACTTTCCCAACTAATCTTGGGGCTATTGAAGTATCATATGATTCTGAAAATACTATCGAGGAGTTCACAGTTGAACTTCAAGTTCAGTATTGGGAGTCTAATACGACTAGTTAATACAGTGAGTGCCCTTCGGGGCACTCTTATTTAAACGCTATAAATAAGTATAGTATTTAAATAAGAGTCAGGCAAAATTATGGCAGAAGAAAACAAACTATTCGGGTTCCTTTTTAAGAAGAAGAAGTCTGAGGAAAACAAAAAAGCTAAATCGTTTGCTGATACGAACGAGGACGGTGCATATCAGATATCCCCTACGGGAGGATACTTTGGTCAGTATTTAGATATCGACGGTAATCAATTCCGTAATGATGCTGATTTAATAATGAAATATAGAGCAATCTCTAATTACCCAGAGATTGATGCAGCTATTGAAGACATCACAAACGAAGCTATTGTTTCTACAAATCAAGGTGTTGTGTCTTTAAACCTTGAAGAACTTGATCAAGCTGATAATGTAAAGAAACTCATATTGGAAGAATTTGATACTATTATTAAGAACCTTGATTTTAATAATAGAGGTTATGATTTATTCAGAAGATGGTATGTTGATGGCCGTTTATTCTTCCATGTAATAATTAACGACTCTTCTCCTTCTAATGGTATTGTAGATCTAAAACAAATTGATCCTACTAAGATACGTAAGGTTAAAGAAGTATCTAAGGAAAAGGATCCAAAAACTGGTGCTGAATTAGTTAAAGAGGAAAGAGAGTATTACTTATATCAAGATGAAGAGCATGTAAATAACTCTGAAGGTCTTAAAATCTCAACGGATGCTATTATTCAAGTTAACTCTGGCCTTCTAAATGATAAACGCGATAAGGTAATTGGTTATTTAAATAAAGCATTGAAGCCAATGAATCAGCTGTCTATGATGGAAGATTCTATGGTAATCTATAGAGTAAGCAGAGCTCCTGAACGACGTATATTCTATATTGATGTTGGTAACCTACCTAAAGGTAAAGCTGAACAGTATCTTAACAATACGATGAATAAATATCGTAATAAGATTGTTTACGACCCTCAATCAGGAGACATTAAAGATGAGCGAGACCATAAATCTGTCATGGAAGACTTCTGGCTACCTAGACGTGAAGGTGGTCGTGGTACCGAAATCACAACACTTCCTGGGGGACAAAACCTTGGCGAAGTGGAAGATATCATTTATTTCCAGAAAAAGTTGTATAGAGCACTCAACGTGCCTCTTTCAAGATTAGAACAAGACTCTACATTCAATGTGGGCCGTTCATCTGAAATTACTCGTGATGAGTTGAAATTCCAAAAGTTCATTGATCGTGTTCGTAATAAGTTCTCAACCTTGTTCTTAGAAGCACTGAAGAGACAGCTTATTCTAAAGAAGGTCATTGTTCCATCTGATTGGAAGCAAATTAAGCAAGATATCTCAATTGAGTATAATAGAGATAATTATTATGCAGAACTTAAAGAATCGGAAATCATAAAAGAAAGAATTGAAACTCTTCAGATGATTGATGAATATGTAGGCACTTACTACTCTAAAGAATGGGTTAGAAAGAATATACTTAGTCAATCTGATGAGGATATCGACGAAATTACGAAGCAAATCGAGGCAGAACCTGCCGAAGACGACGAATTTGACGATGATGAGTTATAAGTTTTTATAAATAATATCATATAAAGGATAAATATAATGAATGTAAATGATTTGATTGATAGCATTAAAAAAGGTGATGTAGCAAATAGTAATAACAGATTTAATAGTGTTATGGCTGATAAGATGAATGCTGCATTAGATGTGCACAAGCAAGAGATCGCTGGATCTGTGTTTGGTACGGTAGATGTAGAACCAGAGCAAGTTACAGAACCAAATGCTGAAGAAGTTTAAAGAATCTTTTAATACAACTGTAGGAACAAGACTAGGTTTATCAGATGATGAAGTAGTCTTGAGAGAGTATAAGAGGTTGGGAAAAGATAAAGATGTATCTGCTGTTATTACGAGTGGGTTTAATTTGTTTATCGATGATAGTAAAGTAGATACCTTTAAATCAGAAAAAGAAGCTGATAAGGGTTTAATTAGTTTTTTAAAGGTAATGGAAGTATGAAAACATTAAGCAACATAAGAGAAACGAAGGTTGAACTTGAAGAAGGCAAAAAAGTATTAGCGAAGAAAGGTGATTATGTGTTTGGTAAAGACACAAATAAAGACATCAACTATGTTACATACAAAGGAAAAGTAATTGCTACTGGTTACTTCGACTCACAATCAGATGCTTGGTGGTTAGATATTGATGGTATAAAAGGTGATGTTGCTTTTGATAAGAAGGCAATTGATGTTGTTAATTACTTCATTAAGAAGAACATTACTGAAGCAGTTGAACTTGA